CGCAACGTGCATGATGCCAGTTATTACCTCTACAGCCTTGTCAACCTCGTCTTCAGCTACCACGCACACAGCGGCGTCATGGACGGTGAGTACAACACGGTAATGGTTGTCAATGTCAATCATCTGTGCGCCGACGACAATACGTGCAAGGGCTTGAACCACGTTCTCAACCACAGCACCGCCCCAGATAGAGATCGGCCCCTTGCGTGAGTCGTAAATGATTTTGCTCTTGCCGTCTTCAAACTCTTTGCGCAGATTTTTATACCTGATACGCATGTTGTTCGGGAGGATGATCCCGTCTTTGTCGTAGTACACGCAGTTGTGTTTACCGAAAGATTTGGGGCCGTTCTTGAATGACCCGTTCAACATGTCTTCGAGCATGTCGTCCGCTTCGGCCCACAACTCAATGATCTTGTCGTTCTTCTCGCGGTACACCCCGACAATACGCTTGGCTTCGTCCTCGTCTATCTTCACGCTGATCGGTTGTGACGTTGACAGAGTGTGTTGCAGTTTGAGTGCGCCAGTGCCGTAGCCCAGACCGAGAATACAGGTCTTGCCCACGAACCGTTGCTCTGCATCTTTCTTTGTGATTGTGCGGCCATAAACAGCGGATGCAAACAGCGAGTACACATCTTCGCCACGAGCGAACTGTTGCACCACATCGTCTTGACCAGCCAGCCACGCAACCATACGCGCCTCAATCTGTGACGAGTCGGCGTTGATTACTTTGTAACCCTCTGGAGGCACGATGGCTTTCTTCAAAGCTTTCTTCTTGGGGTCACGGCTTGGCAAGTTCTGGAAATTAATCTTGTCCATGCCCGACCACCGACCCGTGTGCGCACCGTAGTATTTCAGGGGGATGGGAATGAGTCCCTTGTTGCGCTTGCCAATGTCGATGAACCTCTGGATGCGCCCCGCTTCAAGCGTTGACTTAGTACCAAGGCGCACAGCGCACAGATGCTGAATGAATTCATCCTCACTTTCGCACAGGGCGATGAACCCCTCGTCTTTCTTAGCCAGCGCGGGGACTTCCTTCTTCTGCTTCTCGCTCATCTTCATCGGCACTTTGATACCGTAGTTCTGCAAAATATCAGCGAACTTCTTATTGCTGGACAAGTTCTTGCGGACCTCTTCCTCCGTGTCGCATTTGAGCTGGCTCATGAGCGACGACAATAGCCCAGACTTTTCTTTCTGCATGTCGTCCAGTCTGTCTTCGAGCGTCTTCTCATTGACATACAGCATGGGGTGAGTGAACATGCGGATGGTCATGTTAATCAGGCGCAACTCATCCATAGGAAAGTCTTTGGACATGATGTTGAACAAGCTGTAAGTCAGCGCCACGTCGTTCCTGCAATACTCCCCATACCGCGCAAGGTCGTCAGGCGCAAAGTCAACACGACGCTTGTCAATCGCCGCGATAACTTCGTCGCCTTTCTTACCTATCTTGTAGCGCTCAGCCAGTTTAGCCAGTGAACCTCCAGCGTCAACACCATGCAGTGCTCTCGCCATAGACAATGTATCAAGGTAGACCATCGGCGTGATTCCGAAATGCCAGTACAAGATACAGCCGTCAAACAGCGTGTTATGCGCCAACATCATGGAGTTACGCCAATCAAATTGCAGTAGCCACTTGCGCATTGATTCACGGTCCCCTGAAAACCAAACTGGCTCTCCAGCGTCAACTTGAACCGATACACCAATCACCTCGAAACGCTTGTCACGAACGTATTCTTCGGTGGTCTGGGTACGAAAGCCTAAGTCTTTGCTCGTGTAGTACGTCTCAAAGTCGATTGTTATAAGGTTCATTTGCTTAAGTCGTTGGAGTAGACGAAGTTATTGGGAGACGCACCGGCCAAAATACCTCTGCTGTCTCGGGTTAAAACTGCTTGATTGATAGCTCCTTGATACATACGCAGGTCTTGTTGGTATTCAACCTGTTCCTGCTGTGGTACACGGGGGGAGTTCAAGACTTCCAGCACTCTAGCCTCAAATACAGCCACGGCATGTTCTTTGACGGCTTTGTCTAGCGCTTGCGCATCTTCGTTAGATAAGAGTTTTTTCTCGCAAAGTTTCTGTGCTTCACGCAGGCAATTTAACCACGACCCTCCCCGGGCTAAGGTGTAATCAGAAAGGGAACCCTCGAAATCGTCGGGGTACTCCCGCATGCGATCAATCAAAATTTTCAATCCTTTGTTCATTTGGGTTCTCCTCGGATTAGATTGAGTGATCCAGTTCGCGCTTGAGATACCAAACGGCTTTCTCAAGGTCTTGCTTGCGGCTACCCTTGTGGTCTGCGCGGGTGATGTACTTCACAGCGTTACCCATGTTGTAGTTCAAGCGCTTAGCTTCGATGAAGTCGATGGTCTCAATACCGCCCACCTTGTAATGCGCTGGGTGGTTCACGGGGTCTGACTTCGGCTCGTGCATTTCGATCTGGTAGGGTTTGGCGCCCTTCAGTGGTTCAGCGGCTTGCATCAAAATTTTGCCTGTTATGGGATTCATACGGTGGCCCTGTGCGGCCAGCTTGTTTGCGCGTTTGGTCATATTGCGCTTGGCCATGTACACGACGTGGTACTTGAAACCTAAGTCTTTAGCTACTTGCGACACGCTTTTGTCTGGGTTAGCGGTCATGTAGACACGAATTTTTTGTGCTTGGGAATTTTTGCGCTTAGTCATTTGTTTCTCCTTGTTTAAAAAGTTTGGGTGATAGGTTGGTTGTTCTGTCTTAGTGTGTCATCGTTCTCTCTTTCCTCGTTTAGCATCTGGTCTGGGGCAATTCTCTGGGGGCACAACCACGCACCATATAGCGCTGGGCATACCTGTGCCGCCAAAGTGTGTCCATCTGTCAATGTATGCGTCCGGCATGGTCTTGAGCATGCGGCGGATGTTCACGGGTTCTCTGTTCAGGGTGTTGGCAATCGTGCCCACATCCATCCCGTCAGGGTTTTCTCTGAGCAGTGAGCGCACAGAGTGTGTTGCGTTGGTTCTCATTACTTCTCGTGTTTGTTGAGTGACGGTTTCACGTTGGGGTGAGCGCGACTGAAGATGCCGAACTGCTTGTATGCAACAACGGCCAGCTCTTTTTCTGTTTTGCTCAGGTTCTGAATCGTGCCGGACATCTTGCCTACAACTCGTTGGGATTCAACAAAGTCTGTGGCGATCTGTGAACCACTCTTACCGTCAGCGCCCTTGGCGCGGAAGGTGTGGTCTTCATAGAAGATACTGGGCCGTGGGGTTTCGTGCCAGTGGAACGGCGAGTTGGGGTGGCAGTTACAGGTCATTCTTTTCTTTCAATTTGTCTTCTACAGCTTTCATCCATTCGTACGTTGGCAGGGTATAGATTCGCGCCCTTTCAACAGGTGTCAGTCCTACCCACTCACGCTTGGCGATGGTTGCGGCTACGGCTTCTTTGCGCATGGCAGCTTCGCGCTCGATGCGGTTGAACTCCTCGTCTTCTTCGGTCATGTTTTCTCCTGTTTGATGCAGACGTGTCTGACTTCTTTGGTGCTACCCTTCACCAAGGGTTTAACTGCAGCGCCAGCCGCCTCACACTGGGCTTCTGTCTTAAAACCCGGAATGTGCGTCAGGGCTACGCTGTCTCCCGGCGCCAGCATCCCGGCGTAGATGTAAATCACAAGCGTCCAAGTCATACTCTTGCTCCTTCTGTTATGACCCACTGGGTCTTTGGTTTCTTATGGTGAACGCCCCACTTGGTGCGGTCTTTGGGGTGAGGGCAGTCCTCTGGCACATGCACTGCAACCCACACCTTCTCGTACTGCCCACGCCCACCCATGCGCCAGCGGTCAACATACACATCGGGCATGGCTCTCAGCGATGTCCTGACATTGGCTGGGTGCATGCCAAGCGCCTCGGCGATCTCCAGTGGCGACATACCACTCGGCCTTGTGCGTAGCAGTGTGCGGATTCTTTTCTGACGCACAGGTGTCATTTCTTCTCCAAAACAATTTTCTCCAACACCTTCAGCATCACGCACAGGTCATCGTGCAGGTAGTCGGGGAGCATGTTCTTTGTGCTGAACGCCCACGACTCCAGCGCGGACAGCAGTTTGATTGCTTGCAGAGCTTCTTCTTTGGTCATTTGATAATCCTCATAAAACCGTTGCACTTGACGCACTTGTAGATGGGCTGACCCTCAACGGGTTCCCAGCGGTGTTTACACTCATTCATCTTCGTCCTCCATGTGTTCTTGAAGCAGTTGAAGTTTGGCAAGGTCGAGACAGCCCAGAGC